GCGTTGGTTGAAGGTGTGGGGTGGATAGACGGAGGGGGAGACCCCTTTGCGTAAAACAACTCCAAAAAATTCCAGTACCCATTTACAAGGTTTTCGAGGACACTTTTGAAATCATTTTATGAAAGGTCAACCGTATGATACAAATTATTAAACCGATACCGCAATGCCTTTTGGTTCAGTTTGAGAACAAAAGCGATCTATCCCTGTGCTTTTGCCGAGTGCAGGAGTTCCATGAGTCTAAATTAGCCAACATTAAGGGGGTCCCCGCCTCTTTTGCGGATTTTATTTACGCTCACATGGACTCTAAGGGCGCGATCACTTACTTTCAAGAATGGGAGGGCTACAACTTTAATGACAAAGTGTGGCGCAAATGGCTACCTTGGGAGCGTACTAAGCATGAAAAAGATCTCATTGCCATTATGGAAGATGAGCTAGACATTCGCGCCCCCTTCTATGTCATTGGCACTCTGATAGGCGATAACGATACCGTCAACCATGAACTAGCCCATGCCCTGTGGTATCTCGATTCAAACTATCACAAGATGGCCAGGGCGATCCTAAAGACGTTTAAAGAAAATGATTGCTTTGACTATGGGCGCATGCTTAAAGCGCTGTCCAATATGGGTTATCACGATGACGTGCTTGAAGATGAGCTTCAAGCCTATATGTCCACCGGCACTATCGCTGAGCTTAGAGAGATTGATTTTCACGAAGTAGTAAAACCTTATGTCAACCGCTTTAGATCCAACTTTAAAGGAGCATTAAATGAACAGCAAACCGTATAAACCCACACCTCACCCCATGCAGAACCGCGTTGAGCAGTTTAGGGTTACCCCTAGCTTAGTCACTGGGGGTAAGCGCGAACCATCACAAGAAGTCGAGCCTATTCCGTTTATGGGAATGGTTACATTGGAGGCATCAAAATGAGACTACTAATATTTGTAATTATTGGTTACTCATGGGGAACCTCATGCCATGCGCAGGCTTTATTCCCACCCCAAAACCCATGGAGTCAACCGCCTAGTCAAGTTGTGAACATCAGCAATGCACAAGGTACACCCTTGGGTACAGCCACAACCTATGGTGATACGACTTACTACACTAATGCCGCCGGTAAGCCTTTAGGCTACACTCAAAGTACTCCGGCACCGCAACCAACGCAACCGTATTACTTACCCCCACCTTTACCATTACCAAGGAGCTACAAATGATCTACTTACTCTATATCCTCATCGTCCCAGTCCAGTTAGTGCTTGCCTACATTGTGTCCTACCCGTTGGCTTTAATCTTGCCATTGTTTGCCTCAAGTGTTTTTGGGCCAATCGATAACAATTCAGCTACAGGATTTGGGCCACGCTTGCCTAACTGGCTTTCATGGTTTCAAACTTGGGATAACTCACTGTACGGCGATAGTACCTTCCAATCGATTAATGGTACTAGTTATCTGAGCATGGTGAAGTGGCTTATTCGTAACCCATTGCCTTGCTTTGCTATGCGTATATTGACCGATGCGACCTATACGATCTCAGGTAATAACGCAGTATCGGATGGTTCGCGAGGTGTGGCTGGATCAGTGATGGTTAAGTCCAATGGCCTATTCCAATGGGTATGGGTTAAGCAGATCAGCTCAACCAAGTGCATTTATATTAATTTGGGCTGGAATCTTCGGGCGATGACCATGGGTACTACAACGCCCTATAAAGCAACGTTTAGTTTTAGCCCGCGCCTTTCAGGATTTAGCTCATGACCCCATCAATCATTAAAGAAGTGCGCAAGCAATCAGGCTTAACGCAAACTCAAGCAGGCATGATGATAGGCGCAGCCTTATCTACTTGGCAGGCGTGGGAAGCTGGGACACGTAACATGCCCCAGGCTAAATACAATCTCTTCCTATTAATGACCGGCGTTACGCCGCCACAGCTTTGAGGTGGGATGGCTGGGTTTGATCGCTACTGTATTGATCAGCGACAACCCGGCCACTCTTACTAAAGCTCGGATGATTCTCTTTGACGTATAGGCGCGGCTTGCATCCATCGGGGCTCACCGCGTTATTTACCTGACCGTTACTTAACCCTGGGTGCGGTACATAATCCATAGCTTTGAGTAGGTCCCGGCGCTTATTGGGTGGGTATTGACGTTCCGCGCCTACTTGCTTAATCAACTCATCTAGGAAGTGTGAACTAATCCAGCCACACCTAAAACCGATCCGTTCATTCTCAATTGCGTTTTGAATCTCTTGTTCTAAGCGTCCAGCCGACTCCATCAAAGCCTCTTCAAAGCTCGAAGTAGTGGGGGCGCGGTGGCAATCACCTGCTGGGTTGAGCTCAGCGGGAATTGGATAAGTCTGAAGGTACTCAGTCACAATCGCATAGCCGTCCCGCTTAAGCCATGAATACAGGTCAGGGAAGTAGCTACCAGCCATGCCATCCCGTTTAATGTCCTCATAGGTTTGCTGCTTGCAATAGAACACTGCTAAGCGGCGATCATCGCGGGTCTTGCGAACAGCATCCTTATGGTTCGAGTTGAGGATAAAGTTGGCACAAACAGCCCGTGACGCTTTTGCCCCACCCTTACCCTCAATCTCGATCCAATCGTCAGTGAGCATCGGTTTTAAGGCTTCTGCAAGCTCTGATTGGTGCTCACCAATGAATACGTCCTCAACGCTAATGAATATTCTACCCTCAAGCCAGTCATTAAAGCGGCTCGATAACTCTTTAGCCTTTGGCGTGTGGCAGTATTCGCGCCCGACCGCTTCAGTAACGCAGCGGGACAGCAGTGTCTTACCATTACCAGGAGCGCCTTGAATCAGTGGCGCCCACTTGAATTTAACACCTGGATATTGAACGACGGCGGCCATGTAGGCCAGAATGATTTGACGATCATGCTCGTTGGGGAGAATCTTTTGTAGGTGTTGCAAGAAGGGTGTGGGGTTGCCGCGCTTACTAGGGGTTGAGATTTCACTGTAGGTATTGACGTAGATCCGATTACCACGGCTCCAAATATCAGCAGCGGGGCGCGATGGTACAAATTCCCCAGCATGCACTTTAGGAAAGCGTAAGGCTTGTGATTGCGTGAAGGCTTCCCATGCTGATTTAGTAGTTTTGGTATTGCTCTTATCGAGTACAAATGAATAACCACCGCACATAGCATCAAAGCGCGATTGGTTAAGCATGTGACCACCCGGCATCAAAATGGCATGAGCGTCAGAAACATAGACGCAACCATCAAATAGTAGCTTTTGCGCGTCGGGATGAATATAGGTCTCACCTTCAACATCACGGGCTTTGACAACGAGCTTATTATCTTCAACTGCCTTGTATTTACATACTTCCTTTTGTTTGGCCACAGCCTGCAAAATAGTGCGCGGCAGGTAATCTTCGCGATCATACTTATCACGTTTGAGCCCTGAAGCCAGCATCAAGCGCTTCATGCGCTCACAATCTTTACCTGTCCAAAACGCTAAATGTTGAGCCAATGCAGCATCGGCGGTACTCTCATCGTAAGGGCGACCGGCACCATCGGGATAAGACTTACCTAATGCGGCGGCATCACCAGCCCATAAGTCTTTGAATGTTGCCTTAGAACCAAATACACTGGTTGAGCTCTTCACGTTGCAGGCATGGGAGATCAATTGCTCATCTTCAACTGGACCACTCCACTCTTCAACGGGGCCCAATGACCAAGTAGCTTCTTGCAACTCTTCAGCGGTTTTAGGGAAGTAGCGGTTAACTAACTCGGTAATGCCAGCGGTGCAATCATGCAAGGCGTTGCCGGTAGTACCTTCGGGATTGCCAAGCGCAACAAATCGACCCGTGTGATAGAGCTCGATCCCAGATCCCGATGGACCACGGGTCTTATGTGGTGGAATTTGGCCGGTACCAAATAAATGCAGCCCGCGTCCCGATACGGAAACTTCAATGGCTGCGCCTGGCAGTAGGTTGCATATCTCTTGAGCAAGTGGCGACCAACCACTAGGTAGCAAGCACTCATCAATATCAACGAACCAGAACGGATCGTTATCAGTAAAGACAAATCCGACTTGGCCGTTACCGCAAGCATAAGCGGTATCGTAATCAGTCCAAATCGCTGGATCGTGCGCGTCGGCCACATTACCTGTGCGCCAATCGACTGGCATCTTATCCATCTTGCCTGGGCGTGAGCTGGGTACGAGCTTATAGACAATAAATTGCCGGTAAGCATTTAAAGGTTGAAGTGCGGCAGGTAGCATTATTCTTGTCCCATCATGAGCGTGTGTTCCATCGCGGCACGTTTAAGCTCTTCACTGGCATGATGAGCTTTAGATTCATTGGCTGTGAGGCCCTGGGCGATCACTTGTAGATCATGCTTAGCAATCGCATGACTAATAATGGCGCGGCGTAAATGATTCATCGTTCCAAAATAAGTCGTAATCAATCCCGTTGAACAACAAGCCTTGATGGCAAGTGCATCCCGTGTGATCTTCTGATAACCGATGTCATGCGCCAGCTCTAATGCTGCCGCTAATATCTCGGACTTTCGTACCTCTTCTCCGCGTCTAACTTTCATAACTCACCTGTTGTAAACTTCGCGTCACCGCCAAGAATTAAAATTAATTCAACCCATTTCATCTGTGCTAGATCCCGTGGATTGTTGGGATTAAACTTCCAATCGGATCGTTTACATTCTCTTGAAATGAACTGACCGATCACACTTCCTACCATGTCCTGCGTGATGACAACTGGCTTAATGCCAATCAAGTCACCTGATTTAATCTCTTCGTTGACGGCCTTGGAATCATTGGCCAATCCCCAGCGAATGAATGAGCCGTTTTCCAACTTGCCCGCGCCCACGTTGTTGCGCCACAAGCGCATACCTAATTCTGAGGCTTCAAGCCTTACTTTGTTTTGAATCTCGGCTTCGTTCATTGCGCCATCCCCAAGTAAGCAAACGGATTGCATAAAGCTGGGATCTGAGCGATCAAGTTCCAATCTTGATAAGCCTCAATCATTGATGATCCGCGGCATTGGCAAGTGAGCCATGTTTTATTGTCAGTAACGGTAAGGCCACAAAACCATTGACCGTTTATAAATTTGATGCGCGGCTTCATTTACTGATCCTCTCTAAAAGTTCTTCCGACTCTTTGCGATTCAAAGTTTGAGCCGTCAATACATCAATTCCGAAGGTGTGATAGAACCTGCGCTGCGCAGTAGGTATATCCTCACCTTGCTCTGTTCTTGCACCACCCCAGATAGCCATTGCCTCACGTAAAGCAACTTGAGCTTCCTGTTTTTCTCGGTGGCGCTTCTTGATAGCCCCAATCACTTCAGGGCCAGCACCATAGGGAAAAGTCGGCTGAGCGTCTATTTCACCACGAATTTTAGCTAAAGCCTCGGGGCTAAGCTCCATTAAATCACCATCAACCTCATCGGGGGTCGATCTTCCCGCCGGTTCAGGCTCAAATCCACAATAGGGACAAGCCTTGTATATACGCTCATAGGCTGATACGCACTTAGGGCAAGTCTTAATAGGGATTACCCCATCCATAGTACCCCTAGATCTGCGCTCCCTGCGATCTAAGCTCCATTCGCGATAAGCGTCGGGCAACCCGTGGCGATGTACGTTCCCTACATGATCAATGATGATTGCCCGATCTTTACCCTCTTTGATGCGCAATGCGCGTCCAAATTGTTGACAATAGAGCGAATAGGACTGGGTGGGGCGGGCAAAAGAGACGACCTCTAAAGCGGGCAGATCAAAGCCTTCCCCAAATAGATCTACGTTTACTAGCTGCTTGATCTCACCGGCCGCAAACCTGCGAAGGATGGAAGCCCGTAGAGTGTCAGGGGTCTTAGCTGATACCACCTGGCTCTCAACACCCTTAGATCGATACGCTGTGGCTATCTCTTGAGCTGACTCCACATCCACTGCAAAAGTCACACCTAGCTTGCCGCCTGCAATCTTGATGTAGTGTGCAACCACATCACCAACAATATGAGACTCATGGACTGCTTTAGAGAGCTTTGGAGGGCTAAAGTCCCCTGAAGCTGATAAAGGTACTGCTGATAGGTCAATGTCTGAAGGTGGGGCGAATATGCGGTATTCCGTCAACCATCCTTCATTGATCAATTGGCGCATGGTAGGACCTTCAATCATGTAATCAAAAAGACCATCGGCATGACTGCCAAGCCCGTTCCCATCAGCCCGGCAAGGTGTGGCTGTCACCCCTAAACCTCTAGCATTAGGGAACATTGCCATTGCTTGCCCCCACTTGTTTTTGCGTAGGACATGATGCGCCTCATCGGTCACAGTAAGGGCCACTTGCTTAAACCAAGGGTCATCGGCGGGCATGCGAATAAGAGTATCAACCCCCGCTACAGCGTGTTTATTAAGCGGGTCAACAAAGTTGCGCCCCAATTCAGCTAAATGAATCTGTGTGCAGGTCTTAGCGATTGTTTTAGGGCCAATGATCCTATGGCGAACACCATAGCGGGCAAGTGCTAGACTAATCTGAGTGACTAATTCTTGACGGTGCGCAATGGCCACACACGCGCCCTGCTCTTCGGACATGATGTTGCTAAACGTGACAGTTTTGCCACCCCCAGTAGGGATGACCAATAGTGTATTTCTGCTGCCCGACGCCCACGCTGAGTAAATCTCAAATTTCGCTTGTGCTTGGAATGGCCTTAATTCGGTCATGAAAATATTTATTAAAAGTTATTGACGATGCTGTCATTATCGTTTATTCTGCATCCGTGTCAAGTAGTTTTGTAAATTAAATTTAACCAAAGGAGTAAATATGAGTACGTCTATAACCCTTACAAATATTGAAGAAATGAAGCATAGCGATGTTGTAATGGCATTGGAATTTATTGCTAAGAAGATTGGCTTTGATCAATCAGTACCAGCACCTGCAACAAAAGAAGATCGCCATGTTGACCCTGATCCAGCACCACAATTACCTGAAGTACCTGTTGCTTCTGGTATTGATGTTGATGCGTCAGGCTTACCTTGGGATGGCCGTATTCATGCGAGTACTCGCAGTAAGACTCAAGATGGTAATTGGAAAATGCGTCGCGGTGTGGACGACGATATTGTTTCAGCCGTATTGAACGAATTGCGTCAAACGATGGGTATGGCTCCAACTGAAGTCGTACCACCAACACCATTGACACCTCCACCTGCTCAAGTGTTTGCGCAACCAGCAGCACAGGTGCCACCACCCCCTTTTGCACCTCCTGTCGCGCCCCCTGCTCCCCCAGCGGCTACGTTGCCTACGGAGATCCCCCAGGTTGGTACTGCGACTGGTGCATCCCCTTCTGAGCAGATTACTTTTCCTAAGTTGATGCAAAAGATCACAGCGGCGTTTGCAGCTAAGACTTTGGATCAAGCTGCAATTGGCGCGGCAGTTCAAGCAGCAGGTTTACCTTCATTACCAATGTTGGCTTCACGCCCTGATTTAGTTCCTGTAGTGGCCACAGCTTTGGGATTAGCACTATGACCGTACACGCCATATTAGCCCCCAGCTCTGCATCACGTCGTATGCAATGTCCTGGCTCACGGGTAATGGAAGCGACGTACCCACAAGCTGAAGATGATCCACGCGCACTGGAAGGCACTCTTGCGCATTTAGTAAACCAGGCGGTATTTGGTAACGCGCCATTACCTGAAGGTCATACTGAAGAAATGCTTGAAGGTGCTGATTTGTGGGTTGAGGTTATTCAAGATATTTTCAAACGATCTGAGTCTATTCAATGCGGCTTTGAGCAATGGCTGACGATTTATTCAGTTCACTCTGAGTGCTCTGGTACACCTGACTTTTGGTCATACGATAACGAGAATAAGATTATCGATGTTGTTGATTACAAGTTTGGTCATCGCTACGTTGATGTATTTGAAAATTGGCAATTGCTTGAATATGCAATCGGCGTGTGCGATCACATCAAAGTATTTCGCAATGATCTCAAAAAGATTCGCTTAACGATTGTGCAGCCACGTTGCTACCACCCTGAAGGACCTGTACGGACTTGGGAAGTAACACCTGACGAGTTGGCTAAATACATGACTCGCTTGCAAAAGTCTGAGTCTGAATCGATGAAGCCTGATTGCCCTGTTCGTACCGGCCCTGAGTGCCGCGATTGCTCAGCCCGTCATGCGTGTACTAACCTTCAACGTGAAGCATTACATGAAGTTGAAATGAGCGTGGTCAATGCACCGTTTGATTTACCAGCTAATGTCCAAAGTTGGGAGTTACGCAAGATCAAGCGGGCAATTGATATTCTCAAAGCCCGTGAGAGTGGGTTGGAGAACGAAGTACTAGCCAAACTAAAACAAGGTACGCCGATCGCTGGATGGCGCACTGAGCAAGGTATGGGTAGAGAGAAATGGAGTAAACCTATTGATGAGGTTTTAGCTTTAGGTCAGATGATGGGTGTGAATATCGCTAAGCCTTCAGCTATTACTCCAAAGCAAGCGATCAAAGCTGGATTGTCAGCAGAGATCGTAAGTCAATATAGCGAAACCCCAAAGGGTGAGATCAAGTTAGTTGAAGATGATTTGAACCGCGCCCGTTTAATTTTTAAGGAGCAATCATGAGTACTAAAAGAGAACGAATTGCTGAACTAGCTAAGCTAGAATACGCAACCTTATCAACCATTAATGCCAATCAGCAACGCAATGTGGCAGGTATGGACTACGACGAGCGTGAGAAGATTCACGTTGAGCAAACCCTTTTGCGTTCGGATTTAATAGATATTCAACGCAAGATTCAAAACGAACTTAATTCAATCGAGGAATAAATATCATGGAAAGAACTAATTTCACTACCCCAGTAGGACGCTTAGTAATGGGCTCCTTGTATAAGCCACAAACAACTGACGCTGACGGCAAACCATTAGTAGTTAAGTCTGGCCCTAATGCCGGTCAACCAAAGGTTACTTACTTTTTTGCATTAGCAATTCCTAAGAACCCTGGTGAAACTCATTGGAGTCAAACACCATGGGGCGCAACAATTTATAAAGTTGGTTCTGAGGCTTTCCCACAGGCTTGCCAAGCACCTTCATTTGCATGGAAAGTTGTGGATGGTGACTCCACTATCCCTAACAAAAAGGGAATTGCTCCAATTACTCGCGAAGGTTATAAAGGTAACTGGGTAGTCTCATTCTCTAGTGGGTTTGCGCCAAAGATTTATAACAATGACGGTAGCCAAGCAATCGTTGAACCTGATGCTGTTAAGCTCGGTTACTTTGCTCAGGTAAACGGCGATGTGGATGGTAACGGTAGTAATCAAAATCCAGGCGTGTATATTAATCACAGCATGGTTGCGTTATCTGCTTACGGCCCTGAAATCGTTGTTGGTCCCGATGCAGGTAGCGTAGGATTTGGTCAAGCTCCATTACCAGCAGGTGCTACAACTACACCGCCAGCGGCGTTCACGCCTCCAGCTCAGCCTGCGCCAGCCCCAGTTACTACTGCTGCCGTTGCATACGCGCCTGCCCCAATGCCAGTACCTAATCCAGCGTTCTTACAACCACCTGTGCCTGCTGCACCCCCAGCAGCTCCAGTGCGTGTAATGTTGCCGCCAGCTCAAGGTGCAACTTATGAAGCAATGATTGCTGCCGGTTGGACTGATGCGTTATTGATCCAGCATGGAATGATGCAAGGATGATCCCAGTCCCACCAGTTTGGGTGTTTGACCTTGAGTGCTATCGAAATTATTTCTTGATAGCACTCAAGAATGTTTACTCAGGTCAAATTGAAGCCTACGAATTTTATCCAGGAATAGAACCTGATTATGAGCGCATTAAGACGAGTCTTACGACGAAACAACTCATTAGCTTTAACGGCATTAATTACGATATTCCTTTACTACGGCTTTTCTTTGCTCATGCTGATAATGAGTATTTAAAGAAAGCTAGTGACTCAATTATTGTTGAGAATATGCGCCCTTGGGAATTAGAGACAATGTATGGCGGTGCTGAATTTAACCCCGATCACATTGATCTTATTGAAGTTGCCCCTGGAATGGTTGGCTTGAAACTCTATGGTGGGCGTATGCACTCACAGCGATTGCAAGACTTACCTATTGATCCTTTTCAAAATATTGAGCCTGCTGATCGCCCAGTGATTAAAGATTACTGTATCAATGATTTGAATACGACAATCGACATGTACCGTCAGCTCAAGCCTCAGATTGATCTGCGTGTGGCCATGAGCGCAAAATACAATATTGACTTACGTTCTAAGTCTGACGCTCAGATTGCCGAAGCGGTGATTCGTCAAGAGGTGCAAAAGAAAGTTGGCCGTAAGATTTACCGCCCTGATATTAGCCCTGATTACAGCTTTAAGTATCGTATTCCCTCATTCGTTAGTTTTACCGCGCCCGGCATGAATCAAGTATTGGAGATCATTAAAAATGCAACATTCACTATTAATGAAAAAGGTTCTGTTGAACTGCCTCAAATTTTTGAGTCTATGCGTATTCGGATTGGCTCTGGTACTTACACTATGGGAATTGGTGGTTTACATAGTAATGAGTCATGTAGCTCCCATATCTCTAATGCGGGCGTATTTTTAAAAGATCGCGACGTAACCAGTTACTATCCTTCAATCATTTTGAATCAGAGCTTATATCCAGCTCACATGGGCGAAGCCTTCCTTGAGGTTTATCAGGGTATTGTTTCACAACGTATTGAAGCTAAACGCACTGGCGATAAAGTTACCAATGAAGCTATGAAGATTATGATTAATGGATCATTTGGTAAATTTGGTAGCAAGTGGTCAGTTCTCTATTCTCCCGATCTATTAATTCAAACTACTGTCACTGGTCAACTTGCGCTTCTCATGCTGATTGAAAATGTTGAACTTGCTGGGTTTACTGTAGTGAGCGCTAATACGGACGGAATAGTGATCAAAGGTTATGAATCTAGGGTTGATGACCTTAATGCGGTAATCACTTATTGGGAAATGATCACAGGATTTAATACTGAGGAAACTAATTATCGCGCCTTGTACTCTAAGGACGTAAACAACTATATTGCGATCAAACCTGAAGGGGAGGTGAAACTGAAAGGTCTTTACGCTCCAGCAGGTATGCAAAAGAACGCCACTAATACAATTTGTGTTGAAGCCGTGATTGAATATTTAAAAGCTGGAACTCCCATACCCACCACAGTTATGGGATGTTCGGATGTACGTAAGTTCATTACAATTCGCCAAGTTAATGGTGGAGCGAAATATGATGAGCAATATCTTGGTAAAGCTGTTCGTTGGTACTATCGCAAAAATGAAGAGCGTTCAATCCGCTATGTAGCTAATAACAATAAAGTTGCTCGATCTGATGGGGCCTTTCCTTTAATGGAATTACCCTCGGCTTTACCACCCGATATAAACTACGACTGGTACATCAAAGAGGCGCAATCTATTCTTAATGACGTGGGCTATGCTTGATATTTATCAAACTGAGCACATGGAGTTAGCAGTACGCGAAATGTATTTGCGCAACCATCGCTTTGTGGTTTATTGCACTCAAAAGAATAAACGCAAGATCCCACTTCGCCTTAATGAAGTCAAAGACATACCGATGGTATTGGCTCGGGAATGGGACCCATTTTTTCAAAAGAGCGTTGATTTTTGGCGCGAAGAAGGTGGCATGCTTTTGTATCGTCATTTTCCAGTAAACCCTCAACAAATTGCAGCAGAGGCGGCATTATTTACTGAAGCCCCTTTAGCTTGCATGGAGTTTGAACGACTGAGTTCTGAGATTGAACGCGAAGCTGTTATTTATCGGCCACCAACTTGGAACCTCCATGAGCACACGATTGAATACAAGAACCCAACTAGCAATGTCCATTACACATTGTTTACTTTAATTCAATGCCTCATGGGTCGAGATTTACCGCCAAGGCTTGAGGCCGCATTAGATTACTCAGGTTTTAGAGCTAGAGATAAAGTTGCCGTATTTGAAGCAAAAGAGATCGAGGCAATTACGGGTATTGATGATCGCCAGTTACGCACGATTCTTAATGGTCGAGGGTTACATAACGTATATAACCGCTATCACTGCTACACACCTATTATTGAGCCTGAAGATCCTGATCTTCTTTACTTTTACAATATGCTGTTAGCCACACCAGCAATGCCTAATAATGAGCGTTACTTACGAATGGATTTGTTCCCTGGCCAGGTGCGTTTACCTAGTCAAAACCGCTTTATGAATCGATTGGTTCGCGAAAATTACATTAAGCGCAATCCGTATATTTACGTAATTCGCACTGGCTATAAGCCTTTAGACTACCCTGTGATTGATGCGATTGCCAATGCTCGGCGCGGCGAATGGTTCCGTATGCGAAACCTTATTGATCAAGCACCTGAATATCCACTAGTTCAGTGTTTTGAGGATGAAACTCAACTTGAGCCGTCTGAATCCGAACCGACTTAATGCGCGGAGCACTTTGCTTGTATAGCTCATTAAGCTCTTGCAGTGTGGCCATCTGGCTAGTGTCAGCCTTTTTCTGAGGGGCGCTACCCATAAGTGCAATCGCTGCTTTAAGCTGGACTTCTTTACCAGCCGCGCTAGTTGAACCTTCCATAGCTAAACCATGAATTACCTCAAGGGCTTCAAGATGATAGGCGCGAGTCAATCGCTCTAGTTCATCTGAAAACTGCTCATTGCTCATCTTGCGATATTCAGGATCTTGCTTAACTTTGGCTATAGCGCCCACAAATCCCTGAAGCGTATCGGAAGCTCGAATGTAGCCGTCTAGTTCCCTAGCGGTCACACCCAAATAACAAGAGGATAAGAAAAGATCGCCTTTGGCTTGGCTCAAAGCCGCCTTGATCGTATCTTCACTTATTAACCCCTCACGGAGCAATTCCCTAGCCATTTAGAACTCCAAACCCTTTGCGTAACCCATTCTATGCAATTCTGGTAATTGTTTTTTCATTCTACCCGCGCCAATGTCAAGGCGATAAAACGGATTATTTGGGATCTTGATCTTTTTAATTGCGTTGTAGGCAGTGCGACGAGCAGCAGTGATATTGTCACCAGTGCCGGTCACAATCAGCGTGTAATCTCCGGCCGTAACTAAACCTGGTAAATCCACTACTTTATCGCCAACCATTGTGGGCGCGGTGCCAATCATAACTTCAGATAAATGAACTTTACCTAAATAATCTTCGGCGCCACGGATCGGAATACCGCAAAGATCTTTATTGGTGATTTTTGAGTATGGGAAGTCTGGGAGCGCCATCAAGATACTTACGCAAACCTCATTATCGATTGCCTCAATCGTGTCCTTGCCATTCACCAAGTCAAGTTGCCATTGAATTGGATCTTCGTTTTTGATGTGAGCAGTGACGTTATGCTTAGTTGGCCAGCCATCACGCATGGTCCATTCCATTGGCCAAGGACCATCTTTATCGATGATGCAATTGTTATCAATGTAGCCAACGTAACCTAACTTAGCCAAAGTCTCACCGATTGGAAGTAGTACTTGCTCAGCTAACTTAGAACGCTTGGTCATACGGCTAAGCGTACCCATTTCACCTGTGGCCACACCTAAATCTCCGTCCATGAGCTTCTTGTATTCCCAGTTCTCATAGAACCACTTAGACCAGCCTCCGGGACCGAACCAACCACCTACCGCCATTTCAATGCCGTATTTGCGCTCTTGAAGAATAAATCCATCTTTCTTAGCAGCAGAACGCAGATCATCACGCTGAGCCCAGCGACTAAGCATGTAGATTAAATCAGCGGGATCTGAAGCCACGTATGACAACGCTTTGTTGGCGTCGCCTGAAGGTTTAGACACCAAGAACTCTGGGTTCTTTTTAACGAAAGCTATAGCGTCGTTGTAGTCATGAAACGCTTTAGACGACATGATGGGAATACCGGCTTTAGCCATGGCCTTTTGGCCAATATCGCGATCAGTCTCTAGTTTTGCAGCTTCAGCCGAAGGGGCAAGAATTGGATAACCTTTAAGGCGATACGGCTCTAACATATCAAGCCAGCGAGTATTGTCGGGTAGGTAGATTAGGTCAGCCCAATCCATCCATTTGCGTGTGATCTCACTAAAGTTGCTGATTTTTTCAATCATGCCCTTGCCAGCTAAACGAGGCATACCGTCTTTACGGGGAGCATCGTACCATTTAACGTCCCATCCGGCGTTTTGGGCTCTAAGGGCCATATCGAGGCAGTTAGAGGCGGGATCAATTAATAGTAGTCTTTTGCTCATGATTCTTTTATGGTGGGGGGATTAATAATTTTTGAGTAATCGCCGGTGCAATCACACGATTATAGAGGTTGGCACCACCTAGTACACCCGCACCAGCGGCAGCGGCACCAGGAACGCCCATTGCTGAACCGATACCAACACCTAAACCACCAGTGCCGTATGGCCCTAATTTTTCAAGTGGGTTGGCTGATTCTTTAATAAATAAAGTACCAATATTGGCCAGATCTCCTAGATCGCCTGCGCGATCACGGGCCATGTCCATTTTCAAATTACCTGTAGCTCGCATACGGCCAGATAAAGCGCTAGGGCTAATAGCGCCTTCTGGGTTGACTAGATCGCGAACCAATATACCGTTACGATATTGTGATCGAGCGTTTTTGAAAGCCTCAAGATCATTGGGTTTCATTTGAGTTTCAATGGTGTCAAGCATCAATTCATTTAAGTTATTTAGCTGATCTCGCAAGTCACCATTTGTAGTTTTTCGCATTTGATTAGTAACCTGGGTGCGAATTTTACGGAAGGCTTCGCCATCCATATAAGCTCTACCGCTTTTAGCTTTAGTCTTACTTGCAAGATCGGCAATTTGATCAACGTATTTATTGACCACTTTGACCACACCTTCATCTGGCTCAAACTCTAATCCAGCTTTAAGGTTTTTCAATCCATCGCCAAGCTCAGCGGATCTTGGAATCTTATACTTAGACGACAATGATCCAATTTTAGATCCCGAAGCATCCATTGCGGCGTTATAAACGTCAGGCGTTAAGCCAGTTCGTTTAGCATCACCACCAATGGTTTCAATCAATTTTTGATTAAATAAGGTTTGGCGTTGTTTTAATGGACTACCCGATAATGGAGTATTTTCAGCAATCGAGTTAACCATTTGGAATAACTTATTGTCAGTCAACATTGCCGGGCTAACTGGAATACCCATTGCATGTGCTTTTCTAAAAGTCTGCAATTTGTATGGATCAATCTCAGGAGTCATTGCTGAGATAGCTTTTTGCGCTAATGGAGCACCAGCCTCTTTAGCCATTTGAATACCTTGGCCTGTGAGTTCACCAGCGCGTTTAGCCACACTTGGTACTTGAGCCATACCTGATTCAACTTGCGCACCAATTCTAGGGGCAGCAGTTGTAGCTTTACCTGAAGCCAACCCACTTAGCTCTGGGAATAGTGGAGGTAATGGCATATCTGAGCCAGTGACTTTTCGGCCAAGTTCACTGGCCATTTCAGCACCGCGCCCAATTGCTTGAATGTTACGTTGCCCCTCAGCACTACGCGGTTCATATTGAAGCGCTTGAGCCACTTTTTCACCAGTGGCTAAGCCCCTCATTTGGCTTTCAAGTCGAGATTCAGGCGCATTATATTCTTGCTCAGTTGCAAATACAGATTTACCTTCAGCCAATCTTTGTTTCGCATGAGCTTCTATTTTTCTAAAAATAGAGCTAGGTATGTCTTTAGGGTTTGGTTGATTTAAAATAAGCTCCCGTTCTTGTGGAGTTAAAGTTGGAATCAGTGTAGGTACGTCCATTTCTTTGCCATTGATAGGCATACCAACTGAATATTCGGTCATAAGTTGACCGCCTTTACCTGTCAATGGCCCTAAAAAACCTGGACCTTTTTTTGACTTATCAGAACGATACATCGATGGGTCTGACCAATTCGGGTTCCAAGCTGGTTTTTTAGGCGGGCCACCAAATATATCTGAGCCAATTGCCGCAACTTGACCAATCACGGGTGCGGCCACACCTGAAGCTAAAGCCAACCCTGTTTCACCCGCGCCGATTAATTCTCTAGCCCCGCGCTCTAACATTCCTTGTTTTGGAGTGGCGGGAGTAGATTCGCCTAAATGAGCCATGATCTTTGCCTTAGCGGCAGAGGGGTCAGTCTCACTTAAATCGTAGT